TCATATAGGAACTAACCATTAAAACCAAAAACAAAAAAATGGTCGGCGGCTGTTAGTTTTATAGGCCTTTTTAATTTATTCTTCCCCATTTACAACCACTAAACAACAAAAAACAATTAATTAGCGGCCGACAAGGCTGCTTTGATAACCTCTGCCTTTTGGGCATTCGTGCGCATAACGTATTTATCGAGGGGGAAGCCCGAAGTGTCGCATTTTACCCCCCTTATAACGCGATGATCTTTTTTAGAGCGGTCAAATATCTCCAAAGTTTCGGGGTGTACTGGCGAACAAGCATGGAAAACCCAATTGCCGACCTCATGATTGAAATAATTCTCATGATATACTTTAACTAGGTCTTTGTATTTGCTGTATTCTTTATGGAAGATCTGCTGTATGGCTGTTTGCTCCCAGCTCCTTTCCGTATGGAGTATTGTTTCTTCGTAATCTATGACTTTATTGAGCAGTTCTATCATCTCAGGAGTATTCTTCATTAAAAATGCTCCTGTATTGACATTCAAAAACTTATTCATAGTCTTATGCACGGTGACTCCGTCACCACATATGAGCAAATGCTTTTTGGGGAAGAGTTTTGTTAGTTTGAATATATCCCTTGTGTCATCTATAAAGACGGCATCTCCATCTAAAAAAAATACATACTCATATTTGTTTGATTTGAGTAATTCCAGCGTCGAATACATCTTATTCCAAGCAGGGTGACGACCATTATCCCTGCCTACGTGCAATACGTATTCAGCGCCAAATTTTTTAGCGTATTTTTCGTTTACAGGTCGGACTATGGACAGTATTTCGCTATAATTGTCGCATACCGACTGCAAGAAGGCATTCACACTTATATTCTACGAAATATAAGCGTAGACTTAAATTATTCTTCTGGAGCTTCTTCGGTATCGGATACGCCGTTTTCGTCGTATAATCTTTGATTTGTGACACTAGTGAGATCTAATCCGTGGCCTAGATCGCCTACGTTTTCTTCGCTAAGATTAACTGATTCTGAGATAGTATAATCTACTACATCTTCATCCCTAACGGCAGTAACATCAATATCTTTCCAAGACGTGTCGTTGGTATAAACTCTATAAACTTCGTTTACTTTAGCCATGATATCATAAGTTACACTCACTTTTGCATTTTTCGGTGTATAATACTTATGAGATGGACATAAAAGACATCCTTGGCAATTTGGAATACGAAATCTGCTTTTCTAAGAAAAGAAGGGGACCTAAGTCCGCAGCGCAAACCCCAGCTAAGCCTAGCGAAAGGAAGAAGGGATCAAGTAAGAATCGTCCCGGAAGTGCCTCCAAGGAGGGTCCATCCATTAAGTTCTCAGACTCTACAACTCAAGCATTAAAAAACAAGGTAGCGGAACACAACAAAAAGTACCCATCAAAGAAAGTAACTCTCTCACAACTGAAAAAAGTTTACAGAAGAGGAGCAGGGGCTTTCTCACGCTCTCATAGACCCGGCCAGTCGCGCGCAGGATGGGCTATGGCGAGAGTTAATATGTTTTTGAAGATGAGAGCAGGTAAGAAAGTAAAACAGTCTTACAGAGACGCTGACGGCGATATATAGCCTACCTAAAACAATAGAAATCAAACCTTTCATTGTGGACAATATACCCTTTGCCCTTAAAAAGGTCTTTTAGTTTGTCTTTTGAGTCTTCGCTCAGATGTCTATGCTCAATTTTCATCATTGTAGGTAAAACATCCCAAGAATAAGCTTCAAGTACATTCAATTCATGCCCTTCGGTATCAACTTTCAAGTAATCAACCTTATCAATACCTAAATCTTCAATAAGAGTGTCTAGTTTTTTGCATTTCACTTTTATTTTTTCGTGGAGAATGTTTTTACCTTCAGGAGACTCCATAAGCCCAATTCCATTCATCCCTTTATGGTCTTTTGAAATAACATGACCAACGCCCGTCATCCACTCCTCGAAAATTAAATTATCAACAGCGGCCTCATCTTCTGCTAATTTAGGAACCGCGAACTCAATTTCTCCGTCGTAGTCTGTTATTGCGAGGTTTAAGCTATTAATTGGGTAATCTTCATTCTGCTTTTTCATTTTAGCGAAGATTTTAGGAACGGCCTCGATCATAACGCCTTTCCACCCGTTTTTAGCTAATTGAAGACAAGTATCAAAACAATTAGACCCGATTTCAATGAATTGCTTCACTGAAAATATTATATGCTATTTGAAACGCAGCGACTATTAAGAGTACAAGCCGGTTAGCGAAGTGGGTCTAAAACTAGCGTCAAACGGGTCTTTCACGAAACTTCTTCTAGTCCCTTCTTTTGTGTGAGCTGGTTTTTCCCAAGTAGTGAGGCCATACTCAAACATGCCCTTATTAAGCTCTCTAACTAAATGGTCGTAGAGTAAGTGATGGTTGGCTACCCCACTCCCAAGCAATCCAGTAATCTGAGGAGCGTAGCCAGTTGCGTAAAATCCAGAAGCGTCTGTCCTAGCGCTAATTAGCGATAAAAGTTCTTTCGGATTTTTTCCATTGTATACCGGCATAACTGTATTTACACTAAATTTTTATTTTCAGTATATAATAACGCGAGCATCTACGTCTGGATCGGAATCTTCAGAGGCGTTTGATTTTTTTCTTTTCCATTCGGCCATACAGATGGCATATCGCTGTTTTGTGTTGGAAAATTCATCATTCATAACCTCATCACCCATACATCTATCGATGAAGTCATTTTTTGACTCGTCTTTTCTTTTTTTAGGAAGTGGCATTATTTTTTAGGTGATAAAGATTTTTTAACCACTACTTCTTGCTTTTCTCCGTACTTGGATTTAGCTTTTTTCATCTGCTCTGGAGTAGGAGCGCCTTTATCTCCCTTTTTTCTCATTTTTTCGCCAGAGCCTTTTTTGATTCTCTCTCTTTTCTTTTGGATATTTTCCCAAAGCCCTGCTTCGCAGTCGCAATCACAGCTACAGTCACATTCACAATCGCAGCCGCAATCATCACAGTCTTCTGCGTAAGCTAGAGATGGATTATCTTTAAGTAAATCATTTAAGTCAAAAATAGTGTGGCCATCCCAGTCATACCCCGGATGAGAGCCTTTCGTCATGTCGGTAACGCTTTTCTTGCTCCACATTTTACATGACCAATAACGAGCTTTTGTTTTTGGGCCGGGATTAGCGCAGTTGTGGCGAGCACGAAAATTTTTGCGTCTTTCGGGGTCGTCACGCTTAATTTCCATGTTTGGGTCGCCAAAATTAACCTTTACAATGTTGCCCTTCTCGTTTTTAACGTAAACTGAGAATTTTTTTGGCCCTTTTGGGGTACGAAAGGGCTTATTTAGGGTTTTTGCTTCGGCAACCATCCCTGCGATGTCGAATGTTGTGACTTTAGGCTTCATTATTCGTTAAATCCTGTTGTATTTTACACGTAAACCACTCGATTCTCGAAATCCCTATTGAACATTAGTCTAAATAGTTTTTATATTGGCTATTTTTACTTTTTATCACTTTTACGTACTGTACTTTTAAGGAAGAAGCATCAATAAAGGCGTAAATACAATTATCAGAATACAATTTTGTCATGAGTTTGGATTGCTTTTTGTTGATCTTCGTAGCCCGCATCGGAGCCTTTCTTCAGGTAGCCCACACCACCATTTAAGTTCAATTTTTTCTCGATAGTGAGGAATTTTAGCTGCTGGTTGGGCACTACCATTTTAGTTTTGCGGTCTGTCATGTAAAAAATAGTTCGGCGCAGACCAACGCGGACTACCCTTGCTTGTCTGCCCGAGATATAGATTATATCGTCATTTTCGATATCTTTTCCACAGAAAATAATCAAACCCTGCATAAAATTATGAAGAGTCTCCTTGAACAGCATCGCCGCAAAAGCTGCGGCTACAAACCAACCATAAGTACCTATCACATGCTCGATAAGCTGCTTATGGGATGGATCGACTAGATGTGGGCCAAGAGTCATTTGAGTTCTCCTATTTTAATTACACTTTTCTGAGTGTTTTTAATATAATCTTTGTGTCGGTGCCTTCAGATAATTACAAAATATACTGCATAAATTTAGAGAAAGAAAAGCTTAGGAAAGAGAGGGTAACCAAGCTTTTATCTAAAGACGGCCTATTAAGCAGGTCTTTTTTCTTCAAGGCTATATGCAAAGACGATATTGATGAAGATTTTATGCGCTCTAACGGTTTTGAAGTTTTTCCTGACCTTTATTATGAGCCACTAAAAAGGCCTTGGTTTCTAAGAGGAGTAAATGTTGGTGAAATAGGGTGCGCTACAAGCCACTACTTTTGTTGGAAAAATTTTTTAGATTCCGATGCTGATTACGCTGTTTTCATGGAAGACGACAATTTTTGGGATGAGACTGGAGAATTAAAAAGAGAAATTGAGAACTTCATAGAATTTGCGGAAAAAGATAAAACTATTGACATGGTTTACTTTGGAAGGACTAGGCCCGACCATTGGGAGGATGTTAGAGAGGAAGAAGAATACTCTGATAATTATCTATTGGCAGATTACTCGTACAACACGCACTGCTATATGTTAACCAGACGAGGAGCTGAGAAAATAATCAACCAAAACCCAATGAAGAGCATAATGCCATTAGATGAGTTACTGTGCTCTATGTTCATGGATGATCATCCGCATCCCCACATAAACAAACAATTTGAAGCCAATCTAAAAGTCTTAGCGATCAAAAACTTTGACAAATATAAAGACGATGATAAATATTTGGGCTTTTGCTTTCAAACCATGGACGAAGGCATGTCCAAGACAGATATAAGTGATAGTGATGTCTACGAATCTTAAAGTATACTGCATAAACCTAGAGGAAGAAAAAGAGAAGAAAAAGAGGATTTCTGATCTAATAAGGAAAGAAGGTCTTGAAAAAGACACCTTGTTTTTTAACGCTATACATTATAGCGAGATTAACGAACAGTTCCTCAAGGAAAACGACCTGAAAGTTTTTGATGAATGGTTTTTAGAGGGAACGAATTTAGAGTTTTACGCTAGAGATATTAAAAGTGGTGAGATAGGATGCGGGGCTAGTCACTATTTCTGTTGGAAAGCTTTTGCTGAATCTGGCGCAAAGTACGGATTGTTTTTTGAGGATGATAATTACTGGGAGCAGCAAGGTATAGTTAAGAAGGTCGTAAAAGATTTCATATCCTTTAACAAGAATTATGGAGCGGATTTATTTTATCTTTCTAGAATTATACCTCATATAGATAATTGCAGTGGGTTAAAGACAGTAGAGGAAGCTAATGAAGAAGTAGTAACAAGAGACATTGACTATAATTATGTAATTCCTACTTATTCATATAATCTTAATGCATACGTTTTATCCAGAGAAGGTGTCAAAAAAGTTTTAGAGCAGAAGCCTAATCATAGTATAATGACTCCTGACGAGATAATCCCTGCGATGTATTTCAAAGACATGCATAAACGTCACCCAAACATAGCTAAAAGATTTAAACCAACCCTGAAGGCTTTGGCTTTAGACGGCCCAGTCCTTGACGGAAGATTTGTTGGTGTGTGCACTCAAGCTGGAGGAGAAGGTATGACTAGTTCAACTGTAGACTCATCAGAGGAATATAAAGGATGATAGAAAAAGTATATATCGTTTCTAATAAAGAAAACCCAACCGAAGACGCTAACATAAAAAGCTTATGCAAAGCTTTAAGTAGTAATGGAGTAAATACAAAGTTATCTATTTCATCAACCCTAAAAGGGGATCTTTTGGCTGGCGAAAATTTAGAGAAGCTAAAAGAAGTTACAAGCAAGACTTGGAGAGGGCAGAACAACAGAGCCCCATTTAGAGGAGAGATAGCTTCAGCATACAACCACCTACAGTGTTGGAACGACATAGTGGAAAATAAATATTCTTCATGTTTGATTCTGGAGGATGACGTTGCAGTAAACAGGCCAGAAACTATAAAGGAAGAAATAGAACAGATATTGGAAGATCTAAACAATATTCCGGAAGGCTGGTTAGCTTGCTTCTTAGGTAGAGACACTTATCTAAGTACAAAGGGTTTTGTCTATGAGCATACAGAAATTGAAGTATCTGAAAATTTAGTAGTGCCAATAGGATGTAAGGCTGGCTATAGCTATTTAGTTAGTTTAAATGGAGCAGAGAGGTTGTCTCAAGAAGACTTCTCTCAGAACATGTACAACATTAGCGACTACCTTACTTATGTACTACAGAGCTCAGCAGATAGCAAAATCTACTCCACGATTTGGAATAAATGTTTATTTGATGAAGATAAAAAAATCAACTCTCTAAGAGGAGCTAAAAACTCTGGCTTAGTAGGGGTCAAAAGGCCTTCTAAAATCAAATACTATACAGTAGCGACAAAACAACATGATGGGTTAGATAGATTAAAACAAAGCGCCGAATACTACGGTATTGACTTAAATGTAATTGGCCTAGATTCGAGCTGGACAGATGGGGACGTAGGTAGACTTGAGCATCCCGGAGGAGGGCAAAAAATAAACATCCTTAAAAAAGAGCTACAAAAGTTAGACGATGACGATTTAATTCTTTTTGTAGATGGATACGATGTAATTTTCCTAACAGGGACCGAAGAAATCGAACAGAAGTGGAATAACTTAACAATTGATCCTCTGGTGAAAGTGATCTTTGGTTCTGAAAAAGCTATATGGCCTGACCCGTCCATAGCTGATAAGTTTCCAGAATCAGAAAGCGAGTATAGATTTTTGAACTCTGGCAACTTCATAGGCAAGGTAAAGGACTTAAAGAAAATAACTGAAGAAGAAATATCAGACTCTGGAGATGATCAACTATACTATCAGCATAAGTTTCTAAGTAAAAAGTATGGCATTCAACTAGATTACAAAGCTGAGATATTCCAGTGCATTGCTGGGTGTACAGATTGGCCAAACATAAAAGATGAACTAGCTATAAAAAAAGATAGGATTACAAACGTACCTCATTCTACTGAACCTTGCGTCTTTCATGGGAACGGAAGCAAGAGCGAGAAAATAAAACACAATTGGTTTTGTAATTATCTTGGTGGAGTTAGACTTAATCAAAAACCTACCCTAATTGGCCAAAAGAATGTTTTCGTGGGTATGCCTACTATGGCTATCTCTCTATTCTTAGAAAAGTTTGAAGTAGATTCCATAAGCAAGCTAGAAAGCGTAATTGATTTAACCTTTCCAAAAGAAAACTGTTATCTGTTTATTTGTTACGACGAATACAAAAACACACTAAAAACAAACGATAGGATAGAAGAGGCCTTCAAGCAGTACAAGAAAGTATTCATCAAAAGAACGACTCAAGACACTTATGTTAGTTCTCGAGATGAGTGCTTAAAGGCAGCTAAGAAGCTAGACGTAGATCATTATTTCTATATCGACGATCATTTCAACATAGAGAAGTTTGACGTCATAGAGAATCTACTTTTTCTCAATAAGACTTATGTTGGCCCTCTGGGGGAAAACGAGTATTTTTCTAATTACTGGGGTTTAGTGGACGATGAAGGCTGGTATAAGGAGTCGGATGATTACGGCTTTATAGTTAGGAGAGAAAATACTGGCGTTTGGGCGGGGCCATATGTTTTCGCTTGTTATCTTCTAAATAAAAGAGGAATTAATGAGCTTCAGGAATGTTATTCATTAAACTATTCTCAAGAAAGAGGTAGCGACATGAGTTTCTGTTCAAATGCTTTAGATAGAGGGATAATTCCTTATATTGATAATAGATACCTTTACGGCTCCGTCACATCTTTTTAATTAAGATATCAGCTAATACCTTAGAAAACTTTCTAACGTCTTTCTCTGTCTTGTCCCAGAAAAAAGCGTGAGTCATTTCTTCTATTACGACTTGCAGCTTCCTTTTCGGGGGGAGATGGGGATCAACATATATTTTAGGCTGATCGTACACGTCTGGATTTAAGCATAATCCATCAGCGTTATGAGTTTTATGGGGTTTCCTAAAGTAAAACTCAAATTCCCTATCATTCCCATTAGTGAAAAGGTAATCAGGCTTCTTCATACAATATAGTTTACAACTAAAATCGCAATTTTTTTATATTTTCCTTCAATAAATAATATATAATGAGTGTAAGATTAATTAGCAATAGTCTTTGATAATGAATATTTACTGCCAAAACTGCGGACAGCTCCATAAATACACGGCTCAAAAGCCGAATTTCTGCATGAAGTGTGGGACAGGGATGAGTTCTGTGGCTAAAGCCCCAGTTCAAGAAGTAGAGCAAGGTTTAGAGATAGAGGTTGAAGAGGATATTCCCCAAAACAAACAAGAGCTCTTCGAGTCTATACAAAAATTGGATTTTGAATCAGTAGCCTCAAGGAGGACAACTAAACTTGGATCACTAGCTGGAACATACTCAGAACAGGACAGAGCCCTAGCAAAAGCTAATGACCCCATGCCTAAAGCTAAAAGAGTTAATAAAAAAGCTTTCATGGAGGCATTCAAAAAAGAAGCTGGATCGTTAAGAGGCAAGGGTCCTCAAAATGCCTAAAAAACCTACTTTTGAAGATAAGATAGCTGAGATAGATCAAGAGATAGCAAAGAGGAGAAATAAGTGGAACCTCAATGCTCTTTCTTGGATTGACTTTGATGATATTAGCCAAATACTTAGGATTCATATCTACAAAAAATGGCATTTGTATGACCATTCAAAGCCGCTTCCTCCTTGGCTGAATAGGACTATATCAAATCAACTCAAGAATTTAATTAGAAACAATTACAGTAGTTTTGCTAGACCTTGTCTTAGATGCGCCGCAGCAGAGCCAGACAATCTATGTAAAATTTATTCCACTCAAAATAGCGACTGTCCAATATTTAGAAACTGGGAGAAGAATAAGAAGGACGCATACAATATAAAAATACCATTACCTTTAGACGGGAATGTCCAAGAGGTTTCCTCTAGAAGGGTGGAGTTGGTCGACATAGAGGAGTCAATAAAAAAAATCAACTCTAAGATGGAAGAGATGCTAAAACCAGTCGAGTGGAAGGTGTACAGGATGCTGTACATAGAAAACAAAAGCGAGAACGAGGTCGCTTCGGAAATGGGTTATAAAACCTCAGAAAAAAATAGAACTCCGGGATACAAACAGATAACTAACATAAAAAGGTCTATAATATTAAAGGTAAAGAAAGCCATCCAAAAAGATGAGATAGACATTTTTTAAGTTATGGATAAATCAAAGTATTTCAACGCAGACGGCTCCCACACTACGTATTTTGAAGATAATGGTCTAGCTTTAGATAAGCAAGCCTTAACTCTAGAAAAGTGGAATTCTAACGCCGAATCTCCCCCCTCTTTAAACGAGTTAATAAAAACTGGATTTCCAGACGACCCAAATCCAGATGGCAGGTCGAAGAATGGAAGGTTAATGAAGGAATTTTTAGCCTCTAGAGAAATTAAAGCTAGAGGAGCACAAGTTTATGTTCCTGCAAAAAAATTCGAACTAACAGAAGAGCATAAGCAATACATCGCTGAAAACGCATCAATCATGAGGCCGATTGACATTGGCAGAACCATGACGGGAAAGCCAGAGCTAACAAATTTAGATTTAGAAGTTAGAGCGGTAAGGGAGCATATAGAAGAGTTAAGAAAAACCACTGGTAGCTTCTACGAAGATAGAACAGTAGAAGAGGTCGCGATGTGGAAGCCTCCTTCTACTTTTGGCAAGTCCTTATCAAAGATAAATAAGTTTATCCACGACAAGATATCTGAAGAGAAAATGACCACAGCTCAAAAAAAGTGCGTTAACGCATTAATGGGCTACCTGCATTCTTACAGATTCATACATCAGATAAGCAATTTTACTAGTGAAAATGATAGAACTTTATTTGAAAGTAGCTTCGTAAGATATACTCATGATAAAAGCGACTTAACTCAAGAAGAAGTTGATCAGTACATAGTTTTATCTGTTGAGGTTGTTTTATCGTCAAATATATTAAATAGAATCGAAAGATTAAATAATATGCTAGATGCAACCGCTAGCGATACAGAAGGAAGAAAGATTTCAATGGGTTTAGTAGAATCCATAAGGCATTCCCAAACCGAATACAATCAATCCGTAGGTAGACAACAAAAACTCCTAGAAAGCCTAAAAGAGAAGAGGAGCCAAAGACTAAGTAAACAAATAAAAGAAAACGCTTCAATACTAAACTTAGTACAACTATGGAAAGATGAAGAGTCTAGATTAGAACTCATTAAAATGGCTGAAAAACAAAAACAGTCAATAGAGGAGGAAGTAGCAAGGCTTTCGACTCTTGATGAAGTCAAATGCAGAATAATGGGCCTAACAGAGGAGGAGGCCATAAATGGTTAAATGCAAAGAGTGCGGGAAAGAGTTTAAAACAGAAAAGAGTCTCCATGCTCATATTAAGCAGCACAAGATGAGACTGGCTGAGTATTATCAAAAAAATTTCCCCAGAAAAGACCTACACTCAGGCGACTTAATAAAATTCAAGTCTAAAGAATACTACTTTTCCACTGACTTTAATGACAGGAGAAATCTCAAAAAGTGGCTCGAAAGTCAAGATGAGCAGTCCCAAAAGGATTACTGTAGGAAAGTTTTACAGGAAAGAAAAGATAAGAAAAATTTATACTACGCACCGTCTCAAGTAGAGCTGAGATCTGTCATGACTCCTCCAGTACAATACTATCTCAAGGTATTTGGTAGTTACTCTGAAATATGCGGCGAGCTTGGGCTAAAAAGTAAATTCAACGACCTAAAGGATGAAATTAAGCATGCAGATGTGCCATCGGACTGCATGATTTACATAGACACAAGAGAACAGAAGCCATTCAAATTTGATATTCCTTTTGAAGTGAAAACGTTAAAGTTTGGGGATTACGCTTTAAGCGACAAGGAAGTCTCCGGTAACTGCTACGTTGAAAGAAAATCTCTAAACGACTTCATAGGAACTATGAGCGGCGGATACGAAAGATTCAGAAAAGAGATAGAAAGAGCTGTTGAACAGGATGCTTATTTAGTTGTATTGGTTGAGCGCTCGATAGAAGAAGCTATGAATTTCAACAAGCTCCCATATGTTTCTAGCAAAGTTAGGGCAACTCCAGAGTATATCTTTAATAGAGTAAGAAGCTTGAATCAGGACTTTAAGAACGTCCAGTTCTTATTCGCTAAAACAAAAACTGAGGCGGTTAGGTTAACTAAGAAAATATTTTTCTGCAATCAAGCTTTCAGAACTCAAGACTTGCAATTAGCATATGACATGAAGAAATTATGAAAAAGCCTATTTGCATAAGCTATGAAGAGGCTTTAATAATATTATTCATGATTATACTTATAGCGTATTTAGATTAAAATGTGGTATTCGGCTGAAAAATATAATGAGGGAGTTGTAGATTTAAACTCCGAGCTTAAAGAGCTGAAAGGAGAGCTTGAGGATAAACAGGCTAGAATTACTTTAGCAAAGTTTCTTAGAAACAATTTAACTATGACTACTTACTGGCTTACCGGAATTAAGCTAGCGCCTTTTCAAGAAGTTATGCTTAAAGGTTTCTTAAATAGAAACTTTAGCATGTGTGTTTGGGGTCGTGGCTGCGGCAAGACTTTTATAGCTAGCGTTTTTTGTTTCTTGCAATGCATTTTTGAACCAAACACTAAAATCCTGATAGCTGGCCCTACTTTTCGTACCGCTAGATTCATTTTCAACAACCTAAAAAATATAGTAGAAACTAAAGAAGCAAAATTACTAGCTCAAGCGTTTGGCGCGAAAACAGAAAGAAACGACCAGCACGAATGGAAGATAAATGGTGGAACCATTACAGCGATCCCTTTAAGTGGTGAAAAAATTCGAGGGTTCAGAGCTAACGTGCTTGTGCTTGATGAGTTTTTACTGTTACCCGAAGAGACAATTAAGAATGTTTTAATGCCTTTTCTTGTCTCCCCCCAAGACCTCAAGAAGAGACTACAGGTTAGGGAGCGGGAAGACGACCTAATTAAAAAAGGCTTAATGAAAGAAGAGGATAGACAGGTATTTAAAAACAATACTAAGATGCTAGCTCTTTCTTCTGCGAGCTATACTTTCGAGAATTTATATAAAACCTATAAAGATTGGATGGCGAAGATATACTCCGACGAAGTAGGGGAGGCTTCTTATTTCATATCGCAGATGAGTTACGAGTCTCTGCCCGAGCAGATGATAGATCATACGGTAATTGAAGAAGCTGGAAGTGGAGGCCTCTCAAATTCTTCTTTTCAAAGAGAATATTGCGCCGCTTTTACAGACGGTAGCGACAGCTACTTTAGCGGAAAGAAAATGCATGAGTGCACAGTCCCAGACGGGGAAGAACCAACAACTAGAATATTTGGCGCAGCAGATAAGAAGTACATACTTGGTATAGACCCCAGCTTTAGTAACAGCCCAAGTTCTGACTTTTTTGCTATGTCTCTTCTTGAGTTAGATGAAGAGAGGAGAGATGTCACTTTAGTTCATAGTTATGCAGTTGCAGGAGGAGACTTAAAAGACCATATAAAATACCTAGGCTACCTAATGACTAATTTCAATATCATAATGATATGTATTGATAACGCTGGGTATCAATTTATAGACAGCGCCAATGAATCTGAGTTTTTTCTTCAAAATAATATAGACATTAAGTTTTTTGATCTTCAACCAGAAAAAGAAGGCTTAGATAGGCAAAATATGCTAAAAAAAGCCAAGCTACAGTATAATCTTGAGGATAAAAAAATATGCTTCAAACAAGTATTTTCTACAGATTTCATTAGGAAAGCAAACGAAAGGCTTCAGGCAGACATTGACCATAAAAGAATATGGTTTTCCTCTAGAACAACAGCAAATGGCCCAGCTTTTAATAAATTTTCATCAAGAAAAGTCCCTGTCAAAATGACAAACTGTCAAGATGTGCTCGAGTTGATAGAAGTCCAAGACGATATGATATATCAAACCAAGAAACAATGCGCTTTAGTAGAGGTTAAATCCACGACTAAAGGTATCCAGACGTTTGACCTGCCGTCTCACCTAAAAAGAAGCACTTCCGTTAACAGGGCAAGAAAAGATAATTACACAACCCTGATGCTTTCTAATTGGGCAACTAGGGCGTATTTTGATATAATTGACTTGAAAGAGGAAACCGCACAGAATACTTTTGTTCCGATTCTTATCTGAAAAGTGTAAGAAACATTAAGTTTTAAGATGAATAAAGAGACTCCAAAGAAAGCTCCTGTAAAGAGAACCAGAGCATCAAAAAAGCCTGAAGTCGAGCCCGCTGAGCCTTTGATGGTTTCTCTTGCTGTAGACGAGAGGAACATTTATCCAGACGCCGACAAGTCTACCAGAACAAGGCGAAACAAGACAGCTTCAATAGTTCGCACAGACAGATTTAAGAACATTGAGGACGGGCTAATCCCCTTCAAGTATACGAAGGATGTAACGAATAGCAGCGGAATTACGGTTAGAGATGCTGTAATTTTATGTCAAAAAGCTTATTACAATTTCGCTATATTTAGAAACACTATTGATTTAATGACCGAGTTCACAACCGGAAACATATATTTCACTGGTGGCAGCAAAAGGGTGAACAAGTTTATTGAAGCCTTTTTCGATAAGATCAACCTAGTAGATTTCCAAAATAAGTTTTACAGAGAGTATTTTAGATCTGGTAATGTTTTTATTTACAGATTTGACTCAAAGATCGCTCCAGAAGATTTCCGTAAAATAAATCAAACTTTTGGGTCATCGCTTTTGGCTGATGATAACGACCTTATCGTCCCAAATAAGTACATTACTTTAAATCCATCTGACATACAACTTACGGGTAATGTGACCTTTGTTAATCCAACATTCTACAAAGTTCTTACGGATTACGAGCTAGAAAGAGTAAGAAACCCACGAACAGAAGAAGACCTTGAGGTTTTCAACAGTTTAGATGACGCAACCAAGGATGCTATAAAGAAAGGTAAGAAGATAGGGTCTGTAAGAATCCCGCTGCCTACAGATAAGGTAAATGCAATATTTTACAAAAAACAAGATTATGAGCCCTTTGCAGTCCCGATGGGCTTCCCTGTTCTAGAGGATTTAAACTGGAAGTCTGAAATGAAAAAGATGGACATGTCGATAGCCAGAACAATGCAGCAATCCATACTGCTGGTAACCATGGGAGATACCCCAGATAAGGGAGGGATCAACCAAAGAAATCTATTGGCAATGCAGAAGCTTTTTCAAAACGAATCCGTTGGAAGGGTTTTGATAGCAGATTATACTACAAAAGCCGAATTTGTAGTCCCAAGAATTGCTGACTTGCTAGACCCAAGAAAGTACGAAATTGTCAACGAAGACATTCAAATAGGTCTTAATAATATTCTAACAAGCGGCGGCGAAAAGTATGCTAATATGCAAATTAAGATTAGCGTATTCGTAGAAAGACTCAAGCAAGCTAGAGAAGTATTTTTACAGGAGTTTCTAAAGCCAGAGATCAAAAGAATTTGCAAAAGCCTAGGGTTTAAAAATTTTCCGATCCCTAATTACGAAGATATAGATCTTTCTGATTCGTCTACCGCTGATAGAGTCTATACTAGATTGATAGAGCTCGGAGTTTTAACTCCAGAAGAAGGCATGGAGGCAATTCAGTCTGGAAGACTTCCAACTAGAGAGGAGTCGCTAGAAGCCCAAAAGGAATTCAAGGGATTGAAAGACGATGGTTTTTACGAGCCAATCATACTAAGAAAACAAGCCGCTTCCCAAAAAGCAAATATGCCCCAGCAAGAAGGAAGGCCGGAAGATGTCTCTACTCCCCTAAGCGAAGAAAGAAAATCTGCGCCTATAGGATTGGAAGCTTCTAAGGTTAATTTTAGCCTCAGTCAAGTTAAGGAAAATATGATAGCGGCCAATAAGCTTGAAGACCATATACAAGTTCTACTCAAAAAGAAATTTTCCAAAAAGAGACTATCGAAAGACCAGAAGTCTGTTGCTTTTGATATATCTAAGATTGTCATGGCTAACGAGAAAAAAGAAGATTGGATCTCAGAAGCCAAACTATATGTAGACAAACCAGTAGATAAGAACCATAATATAGTAGAAGAGACTCAGTCTATAGCTTATGAGCATCAGCTAGATGACTGGTTGGCTAGTATTTTAAGAGAAAGTAAAGCAGAAGAAAATGAGTGACGTATCGCAAAATATAGGAGAATACAATTCAGACTCTGGATTGTCTTTTGATATAGAAATTCCAGATATTCCAATCCCAGAGCCAGAAGAGGAGGTTAAGAGTGAAGTTGAAGATAAGGTAGATGTAGCCTTCAAGTTTGCTTTCATTGGAGCTGGGCAAGGTGGCTCCAGAATTGCTGAAGCTTTTCATAGAGTGGGGTATAGGAAAGTTTGCGCTATTAATACAGCCCAACAAGATTTAAACACATTAAAGCTAATTGAAAACAAGTTTTGTTTTGGCGAAGGTGGGGCTGGTAAAGACCCATTCAAAGCCGCTAAAACTTTTTCAGAATCAAAAGAAGACATCTTAGATTTTATGCGTAGATCTTTTGGTGACTCTTTCGATAGGATATTTGTTTGCGTTGGAGGCGGAGGAGGAACAGGCACTGGCACTATGATTCAATTAGTTGATGCAGCTATTGAGTTGCAAGAGACGCTCGGAATAGATGTTCCAGTTGGGCTAATACTTTCCTTACCTAAAAAATCAGAAGGTAAAAAAGTAAACGCAAATGCGGCTACCTGCTTAGGGGACGCTTATGATTTAGTGGAGAAAGGCAAAGTCTCTCCTTTGATTTTAATCGATAACGAAAAAATCACAAAAACTTACCCAAGACTCGCTGTTTCTAAATTCTGGGAAACTGCAAATATGAGTGTGGTAGGAGTTTTCCATTTATATAACTTAACTGCTTCAAAAGATAGCACGTATACTTCTTTTGACTCAAACGACTTCAAACAAGTTCTAGATTCAGGCTTGATAATGTTTGGCGCTACCCCAGTTAAAGATTGGGAAGACCAAGTTAGCTTGGCTAGGGCAGTAAGAGACAATGTAAAGAAGGGAGTATTGTCTGGTGGAGTAGAGATCTCTACCGGAAACTCAGCTGGCGTCATTGTCATTGGCGGAAAAGAACAGTTAGATACAATTCCAGAATCACACTTAGATCAGGCTTTTGAACAGATTTCAAGATTGATGAGACCAAATAGCGTGCTCCACCGAGGAGTTTACGCTGGAGATAAATCAGGTCTAACAGTCTTCACCATGATAGGTGGCTTAGGCTCTCCAACGTCTAAAATAAAAGAGTTGGAGAAACTGGGCGATGTTCAGTCAGCTTGATTTATGAAATATTCTAAAGACGTTTTCTATACATTCGCTTTGTGTCTCGTTGTGGTGGCGGGATGCCGCACCCCTTTAGGCAACTTCAATAAGCAAAAAGAAGTTGTAGATAATATCCAAAAAAAAGAAGACGCTAACCAGCAAGAGCAAATAGAAAGCGGCCGAACTTTTGTTTATGCCGCCGACCAAGCTTTACAAAAAGATCCTTCGCCATCTCCCCAGTCTAAGGTAGCCAAACAAATGACCACAAGGGGAGTCACAGCCCTTGGCCCGCCGCAAATGGAAAACGCTATGAAGTCAGACCAAATGGTTACCGGCCTGCTTTCCACTGATCCTGCTGAAGTTAAAAAGGGCCAAGAAATTTTGGCGACAATGGATAAGAACTTGGTTGCTCTTCAAAATCAAAACAGACTTTTAAGGGGTCAGCTTGGAGATGCTCAAGCTAAATTAGATAAAGTAAACCAAGACAACGCGCTTCAAGCAACTAAGTACGCAAGTCTGATGGGCAAGGTGTATTGGATTATTGGGATAGTGATATTTATAGTAGTTTTAGTGATTGGATTTAAAATTGTAACAATGGTAGCTCCTTTTGCTATGCCAGCGACAGGCGCAACTGGCACACTATTGAAAGTCGTGCAAGGAATCCAAAAAGTCAGAGATCAGCATATGGGCGAGAAGCCAGAGATGTTAAAACAGATTGACGAGCACCTAAGATCCCATCTAGACAAAAAAGATAGATGGATGATTGCTCAAGCAAAACAAAAACTTCACATGCTGTAGTTCTTTGATGTAAAGCTATATAGGTTATTATTATGTCTAGTATCGCAGATCAATTTAAGGGGCTCCCAATTGGTGAGCTTATCGCAAACCCACTTATCGCGGCTGCTCAAGCCCAAGGTAAATTAGCTGGAATAACGAAAGATTTTATTGAAGAAGTCGGACTTCAAAATACGGAGTCCGACCCAGACAAGGATCCAGTTCTTAAAGCAAGGACAGTCGATTTTGCTTACGACGCTATTGTAGAGGAAAAGCAAACCAACGGCGAGACGGTTACTAAAGTTGAGCCCAGAAAGATGCAAGTTCCATTACTTAGCATAGTAAATACTCCTAATTTATCAGTTAAAAACGTCAAGATTGACTTCGACATGAAGGTGCAGTCTAGCAGTGAACACAAAGATTCAACCTCAGTTAAAGTCGACACATCAGTAAAATATGCAGCTTGGTGGTCTCCCGTTAGCGCCTCAATGACGGCTTCGGTAGCTAACAAAAGTGAGAACACTAGGAAGTCCGACAATTCTGCCAGATACACTGTCCATTGTGAAGCTAGGGATGATGGCGCGCCAGAAGGGCTCATGAAGGTTCTCGATATATTAGGAGATGCCATCAAGCCGACTGGCCCAACCGTTGCGAATACTAATAGCGGCAATAGCGGCAACAGTGGTGGCAGCGGCAGCAATAATCCATAAAAATGGGATTAACTAATTATTCTCTTAAAACTAATTCACCTCCACCCGAACCACCAGAGCCCCCGTCTCAAGACGGGGGTGAAGGTGGGGGCGAACATTTAAATTCCTTAGACAAGCTAGTCCAAGCAATATACAACTCTGTCACTTACGCTCAAAGAAAAGTTGAAACTGAGCATTTAGCTAGAGTTATGTCTACATACTTCGATGACGAAGGTAACGCTAAGACCTTTAAAATCAACCTTCCGGGAAACAATGGCGATTTGACAGAAATGCACGTTCCCTTAATAACCTTAGCTAACAATTCGCATTTAGCTATAGACGAATTAGAGATGGAGCTAGCAGTGCATCTTGGTGAGTTTGAAGACGAGTTAAGCAAAAACAATAATAAGTTAAGCGCCAGAATCACAGGAAGTAGAGCTCAAGACAACCTAACTAAGATAAAAATAAAGATGAAAGGCGAGAACGTTCCCGAAGGTTTAGCGAAAGTAAACGACCAATTAATAAAAATTTTACCCAATTAAATTCCAAAAAAACGCATAAAAGTGTATAATTATTCTTGACGCTGTGAATAAAAGCAACGATAAATTAGAGCTCGAAGTCTCCGGTATTGTATACACCAATAGGAGCGTCATAGAGATATCTAAAGATTCTTTTAGTCACGATCAACCTAACAAAGATTCAGGGGTAGTTAGTAGCGTCGAAATCGTTAACGCTTTAAAGGAAATAAGGGCTGAGGTCGCTAATGAATTTGGAAAGGTTAGCAATATCGATAAAATAAAGAGCGATTTTATTTCTTTTATAGAAGACCTGCCAAACAAAAAAGGAGATACCCCTAGGATTGTAATTGGATTATGTAAAACTTGGGACTATCTAATATACTCTTCTAGCGGCGAATACTCTAAATTTGCGGGATTATCTAATTATAATCCCTCTGAAGAAAGAGAAAATAAGGTTTGGAGCCTGTTGGAAAAATACAATGTGGATTTAAGTTTAGGTGCAGAAGATCTTTATATAGGTGTAAAAAGAGAAACGGGGTTGTGGTTTGAGGAGCATATTTAATATGAAAAATCACAAATATACTACAATATTTAGCTCGACTGTAAAGCCGGTTATAAATGAAGATAAAGACAAGTATTTAGCTTTAGCTTCTATGGTTGAGCTAGAGAAGTTCATACCAGAAGTAGATACAGAGAAAAACATAGATTTACTTCCGGTTGCTTTCAATGCTTGCGTAGCTAACAGGGTCAACAAAAATGATGACGTTGTAGATAGCTCGGCTTCAGTTGAAATGTATAAGCATTTCATTAACAAGCCTATCAATATTGAACATAATAGAGATAAGGTTATCGGAACTATTTTATCGGCCAGCTTCTCTGAATTTGGCACGGATGAACCCCTCACAGAAGAGGATGTAAAAGACCGCAAATCTCCCTTTAATATTACCCTTGGTGGAGTGATATGGAGAACGGTCAATTCTAACGTCGCAAATGTCATAGAAAATTCAGGCGATCCAACAAGCCAAGATTATATGAAAATTAGCGCTAGTTGGGAGCTAGGTTTTTCAGAGTATGAAATAGTAGCTTTAGAAGGCGAAAATAAGAACATCGAGGACGGCAGAATTATTGCCGAAGATGAGTCAATTGCTGAGTATAAAGAGCATTTAAGAGGTTTTGGAGGCTCTGGAAAACTTGAAAACGGAGAGAAAATATATAGGAAAGTAAAGGGTAATATTATACCCCTTGGAATAGGTCTAACAGAGACCCCTGCAGCAGACGTTAAAGGCGTCGCTGTGGCTAGCGAAAATGAAGACGAAAAACTAGCCGAAGAAAAGCCTGTGATACAGAAGGCTTCAGAGCTAGAAGAATCAAGAGAGAAACTGCTAGCTAATTTACACTCCCAAATAGAAAAAATTTCCCAAAAGGAAGAAAAAGATGTAAATAAACACATCGAGGTTCGCAAAATGAAAATAGAGAACATTAACGACATAACGGAAGATTCTCTGAAGACTCTCACTGCCTCTCAGATTTCTAGTTTCGTAGAGGAGGAACTCAAAAAGGCCTCTGAGAAATTTCATGAGGATAAAGTGAAGTTTGAAGAGGAAATTGAAAACAGCCAAGCCAAGTTCGGAGAACTTGAAAAGGTACACACGGAACTGAAGTCTGATTACGACAGCATCAAGGAAAAACTTGATACTTTAGAAGCCGAAAGAATTGAAAGAGAAAAGCAAGAGACTTTCAATTGCAGAATGGCTTCTTTAGATGAAGAGTACAACCTCGATGATGAAGACAGAGAAGTTATCGCTGCTCAAATCAAAGATTTGGACGACGAGGCTTACGCTTCATACAAAGAGACTTTAACGGTTCTTCTTAGATCCAAGACTAAAACAGCCGAAGCTTCTGAAGCTGAAGTTGTAGAAGTTGAAGCTTCTGAGAAGAAGGAAGAAACTCCTGCGGAAGAGGTTGAGGCCTCTGTCGAGGAGCAGAATGAAAACGTTGTTGAGGACGCTATCGATAATGCTGAAAAGATGAACGATTCTATTCCAGTATCCGCCGAAGCTTCTGAACCAACTGTTTTCGACAAATACAAACAAGCTTTCAACCTTGACCAGTTTGATTTTAAAGCTGGAAGAGGTCGATAAACTAATTTTTAACTTATAGGAGACAAATATTATGGCATCTACATGTGGTCTAAGACCTTTTAGAGATTATGATGAGCACGACGTCGTGAATTTATTCTCGTTCAATAGTGCTACAAGCCTCCCGCAGAATAAAGGTACTTTTGTAACCATTTCTGCCGGATGGAACAACGCGTATACGGACGCATCGCTATCCACTTCATTGCAGGAAACTACTTTGTTGGGCGATGTTGGAGCTGCTTACGGTAACACCGTTTCTGAAAGATACGGTACTACTGCTCAAGTTGGCCCTACCGCTACGGGTGATTCGGCCCCTCTGGGGATGACACTGTACGATTGTAAGGAAACCGATGAAAACGGAGAGAAGCTCGTCTTCAATCCCCGTAAAGCTGCTGAAATGCAAGCTGTTGTCAGTGGTCAGGCAGTGCCTGTTGCCACTAAGGGCATCTTTGTTTACAGCGGTGTTGCTGGAACTCCAGCCATCAATGGTTCCGCTTACGTTGGAACAGACGGTGTACTGAGCGCAACTGGTAACGCTAACGCGAAGGTAGTTGGTAAGTTCTTAGGTACAAAGGACGCATACAATAACGTATTGTTTAAACTGGAACTCTAATTTACATTTTAAGGAGAATTTATAATGAGATTAAAACTTAAAAACACTCCGGAGCAGATCGAGCTTGTAAAAGCTATGGGCTCTAAGGATGTTTCCGTTTCTAGAGAAGCTCAGGAAGCCTTCGCGGCTTTTCTTGGCCCTGTTATTCAGCAGGTGATCAACCAAGCTTCTACTGCCGGAGCCATCTATCAGGACGCCTCTTTTGACGAGGACGATCATCCTAGTTTTCCGCTGGATCTATACTATGATCAGCCAGCAGGTTATATCAGCACTTGGTCACAGAGTATCGCTGGTGGTCTTCCTACTTCGCAGGATATTTCTGCAACGCAGGAGCTCAAGATCGCTACATACAACATCGATAGTGCTGTTAGCGTGAACAGAAAGTACGCTCGTAAGGGCAGACTTGATGTTGTTAGTAAAGCTGTTGAGAGAATGGCACAAGAAGTTCTGGTCAAGCAAGACCGCAACGCTTGGGCTGTTGTTCTTAAAGCTCTTGGCGAAGGTTCAACCAACTCTTTGGCTCACATTATTGCGCAGCCAGATAGCCCTGCTGATGGCACCGGCTTCAGAGTTGCTGACTTGAACGCACTTATGACTCGCATGAGAAGAATTAACACTTCTTGGGCGGGTGGTACTCCTGATCCTTCTTTCAGCGAAGGTCTTACGGACCTCTTTGTTAGCCCTGAGATCATCGAGGACATCAGAGCGTTTGCTTATCAGCCAATGAACACCAGAGGTGTTCCAGATAGCACTGAGTCTACTGCAGTTCCGCTGCCTGATTCTGTTCGTAGCGAGATCTACAACAACGCTGGCGCTAGCGAAATCTACGGTGTTAACATCACCGAGGTTGTCGAGCTTGGCACCGCTAAGAAGTACAACATCCTGTTTGACCAGTTCGATAGCTCTGTCTTTGGCTCTGGTTCAAGAACTTCTTCTAATACTGAAATCGTTGTTGGTGTTGACGCTAGCAGAGGCGCATTCATCCGCGCTATCGCTCAGAATTCCGATTCTGGCGCTACGTTCAACGCTATTCCAGACGATCAGTATTCTGCAAGACACGACAAGGTCGGCTTCTACGGTTCACTCGAAGAAGGTCGCGTTTGTGTTGACGCACGTGCCCTCGTTGGTATGTACATCAAGCAGTCGTAAGATTAGCGAAAATCAACCTTTCAAGTCGGGGCTTCGGCCCCGACTTTTTTGTTCCCTAGAGGCCTAAAATCGTGTAAGCCAAATATACGGAGAAAGGTAAATTATGCCAAGGAAAACGGTTAAAAAAACAACGGCTTCTTCAACAAGAAAGAAGAAAGTAAAGCTAGATGAATTGAGTCAAACTCATGGCAAAACAGAAGAGTTTGTTCCAACAACACTAGATCAAGTTTGGGGTGACACAGGGATGTCAAAATACAAGACTTTGGATGAAGAAGAGTACCAAGGTTCTTTGCATGAAATGAACAAATCTGATCTTCAAGCGCACGCTACTCAGATAGGAATTATTCCGATAGATAATAGAGACATATTAACCCAAAGATTGGTTAGAGAATTCAGAAACCATATCAACTCGTATCGCGCGCCTCAACAAAGCAAACAACAAAACACAGATATATCTCCAGAGGTCAGGAGAATATTAGCTGAAGGTAGATAAAAATAGCACTAAAAAAATAAATTTAGTGTAATTTACTTAGATTAGTATGGCCTCTACCTACAATCTAAGTATATCGCAAGGCGAGACGTATTCTATTAGATTAAACGCTAAAGACTCCTCTGGCAGTAGAATTAACCTTAGTGGTTACACTGCTAGGGGAGTTATCAAATATAGATACGGAAGCACTGGTTTTCTTTTAGATCTAGATCCAGATGTCGTTAGCGGCACCAATGGCAACCTGTTAACAGGTGGCTATATAGATGTGGCTTTGACACCTGCTCAGACCTCTAATTTACCCGTAGGTCAATTCGTTTATGACGTAGAGATCTCAGGGGGCAGTAGTGTTTTCAGAGTAGTCCAAGGTAAGGCAGTAGTTAATCCAGAGGTACATAGTTTTCAATTCTCAGCTACAGGTAACTAGTAATGGCTTTTGTAGAAAATGTTGATGTAACAGTTCAGACTCCTTTTACAGGGTCTTCCGCTGAAGTGACTCTACAAGGGACACAAGGCGTAGCCGGACCTCCGGGGTCAGGCTTGCAAGACTCGGGAGACTTTAATGCAGTTAATAAGAGCTTGATACCAACCCCTAGCGGCGCTTTGATGCTAGGTTCAGGCGATAGGACTTGGAAAGAAGTTCATGCTGACAAGGCTTATTTTGGGAATGTATTTTTCAGAGATGAGAACACTTACTCTTCAAGAGTAAACGCGGTGAGCAGCATAGTGTCTCTTACAACAGCAGGCTTGCATAATATCATAACCGTGCCAGCCGGAGAAACTTTTGTTATAGATTCTTTTGAGGGTATATGCACTAAAGTAAATAATCCGTTAGTCGGTCCAAGTGTTGAGTTTGGAACTACTGGAAATTCTTCTCAGTTTGTAGATGAGTCAGTATTAAAAATAAATAGTAACAATGCTCGCCATATATTTGACGACCCTCAAGATGCAATAGTGGGTCCTGCTGATATATCAGTTAGAGTAACGCAGGCTTCTACGGCTGTAGGCCATAGTGGATTTTTTAGAGTAAACGGAACAAAAATAGTTTTTGGATAAAATGGGCACTACTTTAGGAGGATATTCTGATGAGAACGCGCGCTTAGAAGGTTGCGGCGTTTCTGGCTGCTTTGGCAACTACCAAAGAACTCTCTCAAGCACTGATGCGTATTCAGCTGCTTATGGCTATACTCACGATTATACAACTAGTGATTTCGCTTCGGTTGGGGCGGGATCTACATGGTCCGGGCTCACTACTGCTATAAACAAAATAAAGAGCGGCTATGGGCCTCAATTGGTGGACGTAAGCTATTCTTTTATAGCTTCTGGTAGTAGGGTAAAGCCTAATACATATAGAGACCCTAGAACTTATCAGTTGAGGAACTACGCAGGCACAAGAACCAACTCTAATAGAACTGGTGCCTTTATGGACATAGGCGCTACTGGGGATGGTTTTGGTTTTGCTACTTTTACCGGAGAGGTGGTCAGAGCTTTCGATCAATGGAAAGATCTTTTAGAAGATACTTTCAGGGGTCTTACTGTTCGTTTTAGCAACAGAGGGGAAGAAACTGGAACTGGCCTTTATAACGATACTGACATAAATGATACTACTCCATTCGATGGATTTTACAAACAGTATAGTAATGTGCCCGCTAGTGGAATTGGAGATATTAGAATAGGCGGAATGAAAATGGGCAGAACTGACGATACTGAGTATTCAGATTTAGCTCATGCATATTACCCTAATAATAATAATTTTTATAGGTCTATTTTAGCTAAGAGTGGTTCTGTTGGTGGTGATATATTTTTTAACCTTTCTTACAATTGGAGAACAGGAGAATACGCTTACAAAGCAGTACACAAAAATACAGGGATACAACAATATTCTGGTACTTATGATATTAAAGCTATAGCGGTTAGAGAAATAGGAAATGCTTTAGGAGTGCCAAATGAAACTAACGCAAGAAGCATTATGCATAACAGCCAGCATGCTTTAACTACTTTCGATAGCCTTTATCCAAGTGGACTGCATCATGGTCAAGCAACTAAAGCTTACTCTAATAGTAGCTTAGCGGCCGACAAGTCTCATTCTAGAGATCATAGTGGAGAACTAAACTCGTACCTTAGAAACAACTTTTAATAACAATGGGCAGGGCACATACAGAAAGTAAGACTCATACGTTCAAACAGAACGTAACTTTTATAACAGGATTTGGCGTCGTAGCTGACGAGCCAATAAACATTGGTAGCCCGACATCGAGCAATACTGATCTTGTTATACACAACAAA